GAATGGCAACCAGAACAATACTTACAAACAGTACAATACACAAACAGTTCATTTGTAGGTACTGTAACTATACAAGGATCGCCTACTGGAACAGAATGGTATGACTTAACTTCTGCTACATTCAGCAGCGCAGATTCAAACACAAAATACATTAATGTAGAAGGCTTACACAGCTATATGCGGTTAAAAGTTAACAGCACTAGCGGTACTGTCGGCAGCGTATACGTAAGATAAATATTGATATGGCGCAAATTACTACACAACTTTTAGTTTCACAACAAACGCATCCAGGCGATAGCTCTGTTCAAACTGTAACTGGTTCTGCTGTTAAAGGCAACGGGTACTACGGACAAGCCGACGGTCGCCATACTGCGCTATTTTCTGTAACAGGCTTCACTGGAACTATTACTATCCAGGGTAGTTTAGTTACAAGTCCTAGTTCGCAGACTGGGCAGACATTACTGTATTTTCTGATGGTACAACACAAGAAGACAGCAATACAGCAGTTAACTTCACAGGTAACTTTGTATGGCTACGTGCTGTTGTTGAATATACAGACGGCACAGTAAATTCAGTTCGCATTAACTACTAAAATAATTACATACATGATTCGCAATATTGCTGCGTTTGGCGATAGTTGGATTCATGGTGATGAAATTGTACACCCAGATCCTGCCGCTTCTGACAAAGAAAAACGTCTATACCGAGAAGAAAACTGTACTGTAGGACAGTTAGGAAAACTTCTTGGCCTTACTGTTGAGAATTATGGTGTAAGCGGAAATAGTTTACAAGGCACAGTTTGGGAATTTTACCACTGGTTAAACGACGAGCATAGACACACAGATGCTACTCCACAAGAAACATTGATTGTAGTAGGATTAACAGAAACGAGCCGCAATAGTTGGTGGAATTCAAATAATTTTGTACACAATCACATAATGCACGATCGCCATCCTTGGAATTCTTTTGTAAAACATCATTATATGTACAATGAAGACGAAACTGTTGAACGTATGCGTTATTGGGAAACCACTGAATTCTTTTATAATTGGTGTAATACAAATGCGGTTAAGTTATTAATGGTTAACGTATTTCCTCCGCCGTACTTGTCCAATCTAGTAACGCATCCAAGTTGGAACATGCGGGGCTCGGTGTCCGGAGATCAATTAGCAAAAGGAAAACATCCTAACGAAAAAGGCGCAACGCATTTGGCTAATATTTTAAAGGACATGATTTGAAAACATTAGTGGCATTTGGGTGTAGTTTTACATACGGTGATGAATTAGTTGATCCTAATTTGCCACTAAATGACAAATATTTTCAAAACGAACCGTATAGATTGGCTAACTCATATCCAGGCCTTATAGCAAAGCATTACAATTTACAGTTACTTAACACAGCATTTCCCGGGGCAAGTTTAGAAAGCATGCGCTGGACGTTAGATTGGTTATTAAATAAATCAGAATATAATATTAACGATTGTATGTTAATTGTTGGGCATACACAGGCGCACAGGCACAGTTGGTTTGATCCCGAAGTTGATGTAAATGCTCCGGGGTGGCTATATCCATGGAACCAACATAAGCACGGATCCTGGCTAAAAGATCCAGGCGATGATTTAGATTGGTACAACTTACAAAGACTGTGGATTAAAAAGTCGTTAGATCCCCAATGGGAAGAATACAATCTAAGACAATCAGTTTGTTTGTTTGATGGGGTAAGATTAAAATACAATATCCCGGTAATACAATTTAAAGTATTTGACAATGAGCCAGCAGTTGATTTGCCAGAATTTACATTTCAACAGATCGCAGGCGATAATCTTTCTAAAAACGGACATCCAAATGAAAAAGGACATCAATTGTTTGCTACACACTTGATTAATTACATTGATTCTGTTATAATATAATGGTGTTAAATGTACTATCTTACATCAACGGAAAACGTAAAACTAACAGTTCTGGATGGACTAGTTTTAATGCTCCTTGCTGTGTACATAATGGCGAAACACGTGACACAAAGCAGCGTGGTGGATTTAAATTTTCTACAGAAACTGACTGGTCTTACCATTGTTTTAACTGCGGCTATACTGCTAGTTTCACTCTTGGATATCCGGTAAGTTATAAAGCACAGCGTTTGCTTAAATGGATGGGTGTACCTGAAATTGAAATACAGCGGTTAAATCTAGAAAGTCTAAAGCACAAAGACGTAAATCAAATATTACGTGAGCGACAAGAAGAGGAACAAAAAGTTCATTTTAATGAAACATCCTTGCCAGTAAACGCACGTTTAATCGAAGATTCAGATACAGAAATATTAGAATATTTGCGCAATAGAGGAATAGATCATTGGGACTATCCATATATGGTTGATCCGGATCAGCCAAGACTAGGCGTGTTGATACCGTACACATATAACAATAAAATTGTAGGGCATACTACCCGTTTCCTTGATGATAGAAGACCAAAATACTTACATGAGCAACCACAAGGATATGTATTTGGTGTTGACAACCAACATGATAACTGGCAATTTGTAATTGTAGTTGAAGGTCAGTTTGACGCATTAAGCATCGATGGCGTTGCGGTAACAACTAACAGAATCAGTGATATTCAAGCCTCGGTATTAAGAAGACTTAATAGAGAAGTTGTTATAGTACCGGATCACGATCGTGCAGGTTTGGCGTTAATTGACGATGCTGTGAAATATGGATTCTCAGTAAGTATCCCAGACTGGAACGCAGATGTAAAAGATGTTAATGATGCAGTAAAGCGTTATGGCAAACTAGCCACGCTAATAAGTATTATCAAGAACAAGAATACAAGCAAGATTAAAATTGAGCTAGCACGAAAAGCTCTTGAACGGAAATTATGAAAGAATACACAGTCGAAATTCAGAAATTATTTTTAGAAATGATGCTAGCAGATGCACAGAGTTATGTGCGTGTGCAAAACATCTATAACGTAGACAACTTTGATTCAAGTTTGCGCGAAGCAGCAACATTTATTAAAGAGCATAGCGACAAATATAAAACTATGCCCGAGCTAGAACAACTCAATGCTGCGGTAGGCACAAAACTAAAGCCAATTCCAGTTGAAATGAAAGACGGGCATTATGATTGGTTTATGGAAGAGTTTGAAAAGTTTACCAAACGTCAGGAATTAGAACGTGCTATTCTTAAAAGTGCGGATATGCTTGAAAAGGGTGATTTCGACCCTGTTGAAAAACTAATCAAAGACGCTGTGCAGATTAGTTTGCACAAAGACATGGGCACAGATTATTTTGATGATCCTCGCACACGTCTAATGAATATTAAGTCTAACAATGGACAAGTAAGCACAGGTTGGCTTAATTTAGATCGTGCGTTGTACGGCGGATTTAATAGAGGAGAACTACAGATTTTTGCTGGTGGTTCAGGTTCAGGTAAAAGTTTGTTTATGCAGAATCTAAGCGTAAACTGGGTAACTGCTGGACTTAACGGTGTGTATATTTCGCTAGAACTTTCAGAAGACTTGTGTTCAATGCGTATTGACTCAATGATGACTAACACATCAAGCAAAGAAGTGTTTAAAGATATTGACAATGTTGAAATGAAAGTTAAAATGATGCAGAAGAAGTCTGGTAAATTCCGCATTAAATATATGCCAGCACAAAGTACAGTAAATGACATTCGCAGTTATATTAAAGAACTACAGATTCAAACCGGTGTAACTGTAGACTTTTTGTGTATTGACTATTTGGACTTGTTAATGCCTGTAAGTGCTAAAGTTAGCCCGAGCGACTTGTTTGTTAAGGACAAGTATGTATCTGAAGAAATTCGTAACTTAGCTAAAGAATTAAATGTTGTACTTGTAACAGCATCGCAGTTAAACAGATCAGCAGTAGAAGAAATCGAATTTGACCATTCGCATATCTCGGGTGGTATTAGTAAGATTAACACAGCAGACAATGTATTTGGTATCTTTACATCACGAGCAATGCGTGAACGCGGTCGCTATCAAATTCAGTTAATGAAAACACGTTCAAGTTCTGGTGTAGGTAGTAAAGTAGATCTAGAATTTGACATTAATACATTGCGTATTTCAGACTGTGAACAGTCCGAAGATAGTGCTATTCCGGGTACAGGTGGGTTTAGTATGAACAATATTAAGCCTGTAACTAAGATGACCAACACAGATGAAGCTCCAAAAGTTCAAGGAAATGTTGAAAGCACAATGCTTAATAATTTGTTGAACAAGATGAAGAGCGGTTCATAACATAAATACGATATAGAAAGAGAACCGCGATGCAAAAACGCACACGAAGCATTCTTGAAGAATTAGAAAGTCTATACGTAGAACGCGACAGATCTCATTTGGTCGAAAGTCGAGCGAATAATGTTATCTCTAGTGCTATTAGACTTATGGAATTCATTGATTCTAACTACTCTGAGGATGATGCTGAAGTTTTAAACCGTAAACTATTAAATGCTATTCGGTCGCGGGACCCAAGAAAATTTGAACGGAGCCTTAAACGTACCGATGAAGATCAATGACATTACACAAACGCAGTTATCTGAACAGCTCTATGATTGGAACGATGTTGTAACTGGGATTGGATCATTTTTTAAGAATGCGTTAAAACCTGGAAAGTCTTGGCAAGATGTCATGGCGGATGTGAACAGAGACCGCGCCTTAAAATTTGCTGCCAGAGGACTAATTGAATGGTACAAAGGTATCCGATATTCTATAAGCAAAGCATACGATATTGATTCAGAAAGAAGCAAAAAACAATTACAGGACGCTTTAGAAAAAAGAGTTTTTGGAAACCCAGAAGCAGGAGCTCTTGGCGCTAACAAAACAGATGTAACAAACAAAGCAATCGATACAATCATTAATGCCGGCGACTATTTAAACAGTAACACCGTTATACAAGCGGCTCATTCTTTAATCGCTAACGCAGTAGCGTCTAAAATTAATCGAGAATTAGGTCCAAGCATAACACCTAATAAAAAAAGTCAAATTGAAATTGCTGCTGACAATATTCCGTATGGCGATCCTGGAGAATATTCCAATGCTCCAGGAACAATTATCCCAGTACAGATATTTTTCAATTTCCCACCAGACAGGGCCGAAGAAACTTGGATTAAAATTAAAGGACTATGGTATTTGGATCTTGCCAAAGATCCAAGTTTAGTATCTGTCCAGGTCCCGGCTAAACCTGCCAAAGGCTCACGACTTCAAACATCATTTGAGCGAGCAAAAGCAGCCAGTCTTAATAAGGACGACTCGCAAGCATTAGAAACAGCAGTTATAGTTACAGGGGAATTAAACAGATATAAATTACAGTCCATGGCTGAGCATCGTTTATGGCTAAAGAAACAAGCAGTTGAGAAAGGCGCCGAAGAATGAAATCAGTGTATGCTCTATTAGAAGGCGGCAACGTATTTAAAAACGCCGACGGCACGCCAGCAACTACTCGTATTGATCGAGACTATGTAAAACCAACTGTACAATGGCTAGAACAATTAACAGCACTTCCCTTGCTGCAAAATATGTTTGGCACCACTGGCAAGAAAGCAACCTCAGGAGATTTAGATTTAGGTGTTGATGCTTCTAAGTATAATAAAGATGGACTAGTACAAACTTTAACTAATTTTATTACAAAGCAGGGCAAAGATCCAAAGCAGTGGATTAAAAAATCTGGTATTAACGTACATTTTAAGACGCCAATCGCCGGCGATCCAAAAAATGGATTTGTACAGACAGATTTTATGTTCGTACCTGACTTAGCATATTCAACATATTTCCTACATTCTGCGCCAGACTCAAACTTTAAAGGCATGCATCGGAATGTGCTACTAAGTTCTATTGCTAAAGCAGTGGGATATAAAATCAATCAAACACAAGGGTTGATTTCGAGAGAAACAAATGAACTTGTAACAAATGATTGGGACGAGATTGCTAAACTTTTATTGAGCCCGACAGCACGTAAAGAAGATTTACATTCTGTCGAAACTGTTATGAATGCGCTATCACGTGATCCTAATCGCGAAGCAAAGATTAAAGATGCTCGCGAGTATTTTGAACGCGAAGGACTACAACTAGAGCAAGGCGTATCAGAAAGTTATTTCCTTGCTAAGTTGCGTGATAGATTAACTACACCAGGCATTTATGGATTGTATGAACAAAACTTAATGGAAGCCCGTATTGAGCATCCAGAAGACTTACCATTTACATATGGCGGACGTGGAATAGAACAAGCTATTAGTGTTCTCTCTAATATGTCAAAAACTACCAAACACGTTACAATCAAGTGGGACGGTAAGCCTGCTGTTATTTTTGGTCGTAATTCAAAAGGCGAATTTGTTTTAACTGATAAATCAGGTTTTGTCGCCAAAGGGTATGATGGAAAAGCAACAAGCCCAGAAATGCTAGCAAACATAATGAGTCAACGCAAAGGCGATCGTTCTGAACTAATTGCTATGTATCAGAAATTATTTCCGTTATTAGAACGTGTAGTACCACCTAACTTCCGTGGTTATGTTCAAGGCGATTTGTTGTTTGGCACTCCTGAACAACCTAAGCCAGAAAAGAATAAGCAACGTCGTTATGTGTTCACACCAAACACAGTTACATATGAAGTTGACGTGGATTCAGATATTGGAAAAGCAATAAGTAAATCTCAAGTTGCTATTGCTATTCATACTCATGTAGACGAAGATGGAAACAGCCAGGCTATTAAACATGTAGGAAACAGTTTACAGCACAGTCCAGGTGTTTTGATATTAGATCCGTACTTTGACGAAGATCCGCACGTAAAGATGTCAAAACAGGATGCTAACTCATTGAAATCATTGAAAAATTTAATTCCAGGTGTAGATGATTTTGTAAATCCTGATGAATTCAGAAATCGTAAGATTTCTGACTTAACAGATCAAATTAAAAAGTTTGTTAACTCTCGTGTTAGAGAAGGACATTACGATAACCTAACTGGTGGATTTATTAATTGGGTAGATACAGCAGTAACCATTAACAAAGCAAATAATATTAAGCAATATATTTCAGAACACAAACGTGGATTTGCTTCGCTTATTAAAGCGTTTTTAACAATCTCTGCTGTAAAAAGTAACATTGTGCGTCAACTTGATGCGCAAACTGGTCCAGTACATGCCCACATTACCGGGGAACCTGGGCACGAAGGTTATGTAGCAGATACAGAACACGGTCCAGTTAAGTTTGTAGATCGTATGCGTTTCAGCCAAGCAAACTTTGCAAAAAATAATCCAGATCTAGGATAAGTTTTTTTATCTTTTCACTAAATAATAGTAACAAAACAAATTAGGAGAATTTAAAATGGCTTATTATACTCGTCCAAGTGGCATCGGTCACGCTCACGCTACTCTATACAGCACAGCTAACCTAGCTTTCTATGTTGTTAACGGCGACGGTTCAGGTTCATCTTTAGCTGGCCAAGGTGGTATTGGTGGTGCTCTAGAAGCTCTAGCACAAATCACTAACTGCCTAGCATTTGATAGCGAAGGCACCGGCGGCCTAGTTAACCTAGTAGTTGATGGTTCACAGTGGGATGCTACAAGCCTACGTGATGCTATCCGTGAAATGGGTTCAGTTAATGGTTATGACTTCAGCGCAGCAACCGTTACAGCTGGTGGTCAATTCATTGTTAGCGCATAAGTTTTAAAACTTATAAAAACAAAAAGCCCAGTTTTATACTGGGCTTTTTTATTGGCCTTAAATAGTGATATGCAGAAAAGTCCTTTTATTGTATATGAATCACCAGATGGTGGCAAAACTGTGTTTGCTAGACACGCAGGGTCAACAGAGCGTAGAATAATTAATCAAAATACATACGAGCAATGGAACGGGTTTGCGTTAAGGTATGATTGGGATGGATTAGCAGAACGTCACCCGGCAATACAAGAGCAATTAGAACGATTAAAAGTATTGGTGGAGTTATGCAACAAATAAAGGTATGTACTTCTTTTGACATAACCCAGACCGGAGTTAATAGACCATACAAGCAACAGGCACTCCCAACTAAAATAAATGGCAATAAAATAAACACCGTTGATGAGTGGAATAAGTTTCGTCGCCAGCAAAGCAATTGGGAAACGGTATTACAAGTATTGTTATTTAGAACGCAACCGATGCAAGTAACTGATGCTGTGATTGAAAATAAACGCTGGTGCTTTACATTTATTAACGAGTCAGTTGATGTATTTCTAGTCGATGCTGACCCACTAGGTGGACTTAAACAAGATCTTGAAGGAACTCCTATTATCACTGGACTTGATGAACAGTTAGAGGTATTACCTTATATTCATACACAAGGCAGAGATCAAAACATTTGGATTACAGAAATATGATTGATATAGATCGTGTTACACAAAAAATTAAACGTTTTTTTGAACGAGAATCTGTTCCTGCTATTGTACAGGATGGAACCAGTTATCATGTATTTGGAAAATACCGCATAACTCAAAAAGACAATCATGTATATGATTTGTACAAGCATGATCATTATGTAGATACTGTAGGGTCTAGTGCTGTTGCTATGAGTTGGTGTATTTTTGACAGCAAGAATGATTGGAAGAACTCGCATACGCTAATTGTTAATGACAAACGTATACAAGATTATCGATTTCATATTGAAAATAGAAAACGCATACTAAAAACTGCAAAAGATCCAGATGACCGAGAGTGGTTGCTAATCAGAATCAACGAAGACGTGGAACGTATGAGAGAGGCAAAGCGCAATCTTGACAAAACTGTTAAATTGACTAAATATATTAAAATTAAGGGATTTAACGACGATGAATCTAGATGATCTAGCACCAAAGCTCAATTCTAAAAAACTTTCAGAACATTATAGTTCTCAATTTGGAAAGAAAGTTGATGTATCTCGTGTCAGTCATGATGCTGCTAATCGTATGCTACGTGAAACTCGTGAAAAAATTGCTGAGTTCAAAAGCAGCCGCGAAGGACATTACAGAGAAACAAACACAAATTACTTAAAGTTAATGTTTATGGAACAAGCTCTAAGTGCTAAACTAGCAGAATCCCAACCAGAATCAAAGGTTAAAGTTATGAATTCAAAAGCCAAATATATGAATGCCGTTAAAACTGTAGCAGTTGGCGGTAAGTTAACAGAAAGCG